TTCGGGAGTGGTGAAGGATACAACCCATTCACCACCCCGAAGCGGGATTATTTCCCGGAATCTGGCTTTCATTGCTTGATCTTAACCCCCGTAGGCGTGAACTTCTCATACATCAACCGAATCAATCGTTCTGCTTCTTCCATCTTGTATTCTTCAAGATTCTTGTTCGGAACAAATCCGGCTTCTATAAGGGCTTTCCATTGTTCTGTAAAAATCTTATTATTCTGACTTGCAGAAATATTCCGTGCTTCCCGCAAGCTTTTCATTTCCCGAAACAGGAAAGCTTTTACAGGGGAATCTTCCTGCGGTTTCTCTGAGCTAATTGGGGGAACCTGTCCACCTTCCGTTACATCAACATCTGCTTTAAACGGCTGTTTTTGCCCCGTCTCAGCCCGTCCGGGATTCTGTGAGGGAATTTCTTCCTGCGGTTCGTCATCTGGCTTTTCTGGCTTTTCTGGGGCTGTTTCTGCGATTTCCCCGAAACGGTAAACGATTCTGTTCAACTTCTGGTTTTTGATTTCAAGCCCGGTAATAACTCCGTCTATGTAGCCGATGCCATGAACCGTAAAATGGTCATACACTTTTCCGTCTTTGGCTATGGTATAATCCCCGGACTTGATAAAAATATAAGGTGCTGTGTACAGTTCCCGTCCAATTCCCCAATTAAAGCAAGCTCTCTTGAAAGAATCGGAAGCAAGCCCCTTTTCACGTTCTGTGTTGCTCTCCGTTCCGGTGTCTTCCTTGCCGATCCACTGCCCTTTCTCTTCATCCCAAATGGATACGATGCAGTTTTTATTATCCCGTGTGTGTTCACGCTTCCAGTTGTACGGCCCAACAACTTCATCTAAGATGTTCTGATCACACCGGGCATCCTTATACAAAAGAAGCGAAAGCCCGGAACCATCTTTATTTATTCGTGAAATCCGGCAATCTATTTCATCGGCACGAAGTGTGCGAAACATATTCATGGTTAGCCCTCCACCTAATTATTTTTCAATAGTAAACGCCTTTTCACGTTCCTTAACCTTAATTCCGGGAATCGGTCTACCTTCCTCATCTGCGGCGGTTTCACCCGCTATCATCAGCGTTTTCTTTAATCCAGACCAATCAAGCTCTTCTTTGATCTTGACGAACTTTTCACCACCATTTTCCTTCAAGAACTTAATGATGGTTTTGTCTTCCCGCTGATATTCCGGTTCCTGATCCTTCAGAACTAATTTCCCGGAGGGGAGGGGATACTTTTCCTGAGTAGCTGTCTTTTTATGCGGCACGGAATCAAAATACATCCGCAGTCTTGCCCGGTTCTGTTCAATGATGAAATCACAGGAATCATTAACTTCCTTCAGCTTCTCCGCATAATAGGATTTCCAGAAGCTTTTGGTTTCTTCCGCTTCCCGGATAGCTTTCACAAGTTTATCAGCTTCCATATCCCCATCAACGGGAGCAAGTTCCATGATCTCTTCAAGATCTTCCGGCATGGCCTGTCTTAATTCGCTCATATTTTCCTCCTTGCGATATGCTATAAACTTTGATATAATAACTGTTGGAAATAGTTGTTAGCCCTTCAATTTCCCCCGTGCTTTGTGAGACTTTGAGTCCGGCACGGGCTTTTTATTTTCCCGGATAAATCGGCGGGTTATATCCGGTGACCATAAACACATCAGGCCAGTTTCTCCGCTCTTCCCGCTCTCTTTTCCATCTGCGGAAACGATCTGCCATCGTCAACCGCTGTCCAATCCGCTTTGAAGTCATCGGGCTATAGCAATAACGGCTTTTCATTCTCTTTCGCCCCTTTCGTAATGGTCTTTCAACCCTTCCAGATCGTTTGCAAGTTTGGTGAAATCATCCAGAATAGATTGCACCTTGTCCGACATCTCGGTATCACTCAGAGTATTAACCGCATCCGCTATCCAATCGCACCCATCATCAATACTTTCTAAAGCCTTTCGGATGCTCTCTGCCGCTTCCTTCATGATGCCCTCTGCCGGATCTGGTTCATTGAGCTTTTCCCATTCTTCTGCGGAAATCGTATCAAACATCACATCCGCTTGCCATCCGTTCATCTTTCTACCTCCGTCACAGTCACATATAACGGCCTGTCATAATCAGCCCCGCCATACTGGAAAGAGTTATTAGCAGAAAGATAATTCCGACCCATAATCAGGGTTAAATTATCCCCCGTTGGGTTGTACTGGTAATAAGTGTGACGGATCTGCTCCATCAGCCGAATGATGTTTTCTTCAGCTTGTTTCCTTGTCATAGTTAGTTAGCCCCTCTTTCTGGGGACGATTACCCGCCCCCGGTCTTTCGTGTTTCTGATCCTCTGCATTCTGTCCCGGCTGGCTCCGCTTGGCATCCGTTCCCGGTCATTTTCCCATTCCGCAACAGCCCACAAAGGAGCGGTTAGCGGATTTTCATAATGGAACATCTGCCGCAGATATTTACGGGCAGTAGGATTAGAACAACCATACCGCTCCCGGATATCCTTCACAGTAACCAGCCTTTCCATTAAGCTACCTCCCAGATTTCTTCCACAGGGATTTCAAGAGCCTGTCCGATCTTCACTAACGTTGCGTAAGATCCACGGCGGTTTCCCCTTTCAATATCAGAAAGATATGGGGCTGTTATGCCGATCTTTTCCGCAAGTTCAGCAAGAGTCATGCCCTTTTTGATCCTTGCAAGCCTTATCTTTGATCCTGCCCTGTTCAAGCTTTATACCTCCTTCCGGAATTTAACTAACGGCTTAACCGATGTCCATTATAAGCTTAATAAAGCAAAAAATCAAGCACAAATTTCAAATAAGCTGAATTTTATTTCTTTCTTTTATTTTGCTTATTTGCTAAAATAAGCATATAAAAAGGAAAGGAGGTTTAATTCAATGAATAGGGTAAAAGAATTGAGGAAATCCGCTGGAATGCAACAAAAGGAACTTGCATTACTAATCGGTGTATCAAATGCAACTGTAAGTGATTGGGAACTAAACAAGAAGAATCCATCCGGCGAACGATTAATAAAGCTAACTAAAATATTTGGTGTTGATGCTGGAACAATTCTTGGATATGATCCGCTATTCGTCCCGATCCAGCGGAACAAAGTTCCAATTATCGGGGAAATAGCCTGTGGAACACCTACAGAAGCTATTCAAAACAATGAAGGTTATGCAGATGCCCCGGAAGGAATCCGGGCAGATTTTGCACTTAGATGTAAAGGGGATTCTATGGATCCAACATTCAAAAGCGGGGATCTGGTTTTAATCCGAATTCAACCAGATGTTGAAAACGGACAAATAGCCGCCGTAAACGTGAACGGAGAAACCACGCTAAAACACGTTTATCATCAGCAGGACGGATTATTGCTTATAGCGGATAACCCGTCATTTTCTCCAATATATGCCCCGGCAAATTCGGATAATGAAATAACCATCCACGGTCTTGCAATCGGCTATACACGCCTTTTTTAACGATTGAAGGGCATTGGAGGTGATCGAATGCCAAGAAAGAAAAAGGAAACCTTGAAAAAAAGAAAAGACGGGCGTTTTAAATGCAAATATCAGGGTATCCAATTCTACGGATCAACCCCAGAAGAAGCATTTGAAGCCCGTGATGAATACATCAAAAACCAGAATAGGGGATTCCTGCGGCAAACTGTTACAGAATACGCCTTGCCTTGGCTAAAACGTTCTTACCCGGAAGTAGCTGATTCAACCTACACAGGATTAGCAATTCACCTCCAACACCTTATTGATGAAATAGGGCAAAAGCAGATTGATACTGTTGTTCCATCTGATATCAAACAGGTATATTCAAGCCAGTACAAAGGATGTTCAACATCATATCTGAAATCTGCAAAACAGCTTTTTTCCTCTCTCTTTGAGTCAGCGGTTGCGGACGGCATGATTAAATCAAATCCAGCCAAAGACAAAACAGCAAAACCGCAGAAAGGGAAGCCGCCCACAACCAGACCGATAACCGCACAGGAACGGGAATGGATTTTAACTCTCTGTACAGATCACAGAGCATATCCAGCGGTTATGACAATGTTATATGCCGGACTTCGCCCACCGGAAGCAAAAGCCCTGATTATAGAACGTGATGTTGATTTCAAAAACAAAGTAATTACCCTACATGAATTCGCCCACAATGATGGGCAAAAATACGCCTTTACAAGCGAAGGAAAGACAGACAAGGCAAAGAGACAGATACCGCTTTTCCCGCCCTTAGAACAGGCGTTAAAGGGCAAAAAAGGGTATCTTGTATCCTCTGCCGCCGGGAAGCGTGTTACACACACTACATGGCGTGTTGTCTGGAATTCATACAAGTTCGCAATGGAAACCGCTATAAACGGGATGCAAAAACGATGGTACGGCAGGACAAAGGAGCATAAAGCACTACTTGCCGCTAAGAAACCGCTCCCGCCTTGGGTATCGTTTGATATTGTTCCTTATGATCTGCGGCATTCCTTTTGCGTCATGTGCCGTGATGCTGGAGTAGAGATAAATACTTGCCGAAGATGGATGGGCCACGCAGATGCAAAAATGATCTTAAAGGTATATGATGCTGTTTCGGAAGACAGATCAGCAGAAGAGCGGCTAAAGATAGAAAACAGGCTGTTTGGGGTTCAAAATGGGGTTCAAGAAAAAATAAAACAGCCGGAACCGCTTGAAAAACAAGCATGAGAGATTCTTCACCTTTTCCGCTTCATACCCGGAGTGTCATAGGTTCGAGTCCTATTTGAGCCACAGCAGAAACCCTTTGGAATCAAGGCCAAAGGGTTTTTTCATACCTCTGCGGAAGAGGAAAAAATAGAAAAAAAGAACCCCGATTGGGGTTCAAATGGGGTTCAGCTTTTTTTCATGTCTTCCCGGATCAGATTCTTAATATACCCGGTTACATTCTCTTTACCTTCCAACCAGAGGAAAAGTTTTTCATCATCCGGCTGAGTCAGGTTAAAAGGAATCTCTTTCCGTCTGATGTTCTTCCGGGCATATGCCATATCATACTGTGCTTTACGCTTCTTGTCTTCCATGATCTGAATCCTTTCTGTTTTTATTCCTTCTTGACCATACCTCAAAGATATAATCTGTTGCTACATATAATCCATGCTTCTTCATTAGGTCATCTGCTAATTCGGTAACGGTAGCAAGATCTGGTTCACCTTCCGGCAGAAACGGAATCAGAATATCACTTGCTGATATCATGTTTGGTATGGGTGCTGATATATTCACTAACATACAAACAACCTCCAATGCTGATTTAAATACATCCTCTTGCCTTTGCCCATGATAACACTTCTGGTAGGCTCATGGTATCTACACCGTCTTGATAGAAATCTCTCAAAAAGTAAATCACGCTGAGAAAATCTCCATACTTAGCTATTTGCCGTCTATGTGTAGCGGTTACCCGGTAAACCCTAAAAGGATTCATTTTATCTTCCATCCGCACACATTCAATCCAACATCCGTCAATTGTGATTTTCAAAACTTTCTTTATCATGGCTTTTCCCTCCAGATCCGGTGGATTAGCCGCCCCCGGTCGGCATTTCGATTTATAATATCAAGCTTCAAATGGTTCGTACTGGTCTGTTTCTGGATTTAACCTATACTTTGCTTTAACTATCTTTACCCGTGTTAATTCTGTCTGTTCAATACCATCATATTCACGATGATCTTTGATTGTGGCACGAATCGTGATCCTATCATCTTCATGAGCAGACCATTCATCACCGCCAAGAGACGCACTCGACTTCCAGACAAGATGCGCTCCATCATCTGTATCAAAGCGGTAAACGCTCATCCATCCGAATGCCGTTCTAAACTCTGAATTCCCACGATAGGTAACTTCCATTTCGATCTTCTGTCCGATATCCCCGAAGTAGTGCCCCCGGCGTACTCGCTCATACTCTTCACGTTCAGCTTTCCAAGCCGCTTCACGTTCTTTGCGTTCAGCTTCCACCTGTTCACGCTTCGCTTCATTTTCCGCACGTTCTTTAGCAAACTTTGCTTCACGCTTGGCAAGGTTCTCTGGAGTGTATTCACGCTCTTCATCATAGAACCAACCTTTGCCGTCACAGTCAAAGCAAACATGATCAGCGTATGTCCAAATCACTTTCCCTGTGCCGCCGCACTTCTGGCATTTTGTAACGGTTCCCCAGAGTTTATTCCCGTTCTTAAACTCTTTCAAAAGAACCTTGTCCCCGTACTTCATTTGTTACCCTCCTATAGTTAACCCCATCTTGCGAAGCTTTGCAACAAATCTAACAAGGCGGTTGTACTCGTTCACCGTATTCTTTGCATTTTGAATTTCATAAAGCCTAATCTTTGGTTTAAACGTTCTTGGATCTACCGGAATGCATTTCCCATACTTAGTTCTTGAAAGAATTTCCCTTGCTTCTTGCAAACTATCAGAATGAGCCGTTTCTCCTTCTTGGAACATTTCTAATAACCATCCAGCTTCATTGGCTATCATGTCCCAATCAGACCGTCCGTCCACTTCATCCTCTGGATAATCATTAATCATTTCCTCTAACTGAAGAACCCGAACCTTTTTCAGAGCCTTTATAGCTTCAATATCGGTAAGCTTCATTTCTGTTCCTCCTTCTTTCTGCCGTGGATTTAAGGCTCCACGGCTGGCCTGTTGATCATCCGTAGATCTCTTTAAGAAGTTGTCCGCAAACTGCATTTTTCACAGCATCGTAATACCGCTGATCCATGAAGAGTTTGTAGAACCCAGTGAATTTAAGGAACACTTCTTTTTCTTCTTCCGTGAAGCAGGAGAGAATGATTTCCTTCTCTTTTTCGCTTCCGTTGAGATACCTGTTTGCAATTTCGTAAGCCATTTCATTCTGTGTCATCGTGTTAGCCCTCCGTTTCTTGATCGTTCCTCTTGGAACATCTTCATTATACTACTATGCGGATAGTATTGCAAGCCTTTTTTAAAAAAAGCTTGTGTTTTTTAAAGATAGTCAAAAGATAGCCAAAAACAAAGAAAACCCCGGGTTTCCCCGGGGCGGTTTGCGTTGGATTGCGTTAAATAATCATTGGATTGCGTTGGAAGATTTGCACCCGTGTAACGTTTTTAATCAATAATCTTGCACCCGTGCAAACCCGTGCGTGTATTATTCAATTTCGGGCGGTTTTGCTTCCGGCAGTCCAGCCAGCGCAAGCAGGATAGCACACACAAACCCGAACCCGCCAGCGGACAGAGCCGCCAGCCAATTAACATCCCCAAGCACTACCGCACCCGTGCCGATGTAGGCAAGGGCAGATTCTGCAAAGGTACGAACCGCACGGATCAAAGCCGCCTTTAACCACGTTTTCCAATCAACCATTTTTCATTCTCCTTCCTTTAAATCGGCAATCTTAACACCTGATCCTTCAAGGCCGTGATGGTATCATTACCACCAAGAGCGTGATAGGCATTATATACCTTTTCATATTCACGTTTATTCTCTGTTGAGCATTTACCATCCATCAAATGCTTTTCCCCTTCTTCCCGAAGCTTGAACATTAGCAAGCACCGCATACCATCCGCAATAGCCTTTTCCGTATCTTTGTCATTCTGGATTTTAGAAGCCAGCTTTTTATATCCGGCTATCAGGCCAGCGGCTATAATACCAAACAAAAATTCAACCCAATATTTGACTATAAATTCCCACAAGATAATCTCATCCTTTCAGCCACTTATCAATAACATTCCGCATTTCTTCCAATTCCTTGCGGGGGACTGTGACCAGATCTGAAGGCGTATCGTCCACTTCTTCTAAGTATGTCTTCATGACCCATCCAACATTCCCGGAATAGCTTGTTAACGCCCATTCTCCCTGTTCCTCCGTAATCTCCAGAATGGTTCCGTCAGGAATTTGGCAAAGCCTGTCAGAATACTTTGTGGGTTCTTCTCTCATGTTGAGATTTCCACCAACAACCCTTGCGCTATATTTGACCATCTTTCCACCGCCTTTCATTACAGGATCATAAAGGCCAACCATGTTCCAGCCGCCGGAAATACTTTTCCCTTTGAAGTTGGACGGGCAAACATAACCCCGTGATTGGGAAGAATGCAAAGCCCCATTGCCGTGATTGTACTTGCGGACATCCACTCCGGCGGCAATGCACATTTCCTGCCCGGATTTCCCTGTATAAATGCCGATATGGGACGCATTACCGAACCCGTCTCCCCTATATTTGGCGGGTTCTTTGCCGTCATGGGCAACGATAAAAAGAAAAGCCCCCGGAGGGATGTTTCCGAATTTCTTCTTGCATTCCTCCGGGGTTCCAACCCATCCGGCTTTCATAACCTCTCTATACCACGCATTGCTTCCGGGAAGATTCTTTTTAATGCCAATATCAGCAAGGGCTTTTTCCACGAAAGCCTGACAATCAAGGGAAGAATACGGAGTCCCGATATATTTGCACCCAGCTTCCGCTAAATCAATTCCCTTAGTTTGGCCCACAATCACCACCACCTCTTAACCCGGATCATCTGATACTTCATGGCAGTACATACAATCTTTTTTTCCGGCAGAATAATCTTCATATGGGCATCCTTTACAGATATCAATCTTCTCTGGATCTTCATCTCCGCATAAAATTAACGCTTCCGCAAACACGCAAACGCAAATACCGACAAGGATGCCTAAAATAAATTGAATCATGTTTCAGCCCTCATAATATACCCTAAAGGTTACTCCGTAAGATTGTTCTGAGGTAGTGCTAAGTGTTATGTCCACCGTCCCGTCTGAAGCAATATAATCCCACTGGACGATGTTAACCAATGCACCAACATTCCAGTTAGCAAGAGGCCATGATCTGGTTATTTCTACGCCTATAACATTTGTTGGAAAAGTTTGCGACAAAGTTAACGCAGTCATCCCGCTTGCACTAACAGCAAGTGATGGATAGACAACATCAACATAGCTGATAGATGTGATTTTCTTTACGCTCCCGCTTGCCATTATTATTTCCTTTCACGTTATTCTATCAGTCAACTATAGATCAAGTAAAACTGATTCTGCCAATCAACTAAATTGCATGGCCCCACGAATTGAACGTGAGATTAAGTCCAGTAGTGCTATCCTTGCGGATGACTTTGCTGAGAACCAGACACCATGAACTGTATTAAGGTGTTATCCCAAAGTTGACAATCCCTTTATCCTCATGGGCTTCGTCCGATATGCATTGACACATACCGTATCATAAAATCAGGAGGTGATACGGATGGGTATCAAAGGCGGTCGCAATCTGCGAGGCATCGAAGGAAACCCAGAAGAGGAAGGACTGTACTTGAGAACCAACATCACTTTCCCGCCATCCCTCATGGAGCGACTGGACAGATACTGCAAGGAAGAAGAACGCCCACGCAGTTGGGCTGTCCAGAAAGCTGTTGCGGAATGGCTGGAGAAGAAGGGCTACTAACCGTCACGGGGCAGTAGCCCCCTTCTTTTTGGGCGGGATATTCATCCCGTCTGCGTTATGCGGGTGAGGATTTGCACCCCACATGATTTGGTTTGCGACGGACCATGCACTATATGGACAAGTACCAAAT